CGTAGAGCATCAGGCACTGTTCGAGCATTTCGACGAACCCGGTGACCCATCCGAGAACCCGTGACAGGGCGATCAGGTCGTTGCCGTTGGCGTCATGCCACCCGCCGACCATCGCCTCCGCTTCGGGGCGTTGGAACACCAGGAGTACGCCGAGTTGGTTCCCGTACCAGGATGCGTGGGTGCCGTCGTCGATGCTGAGAAGGTGCCGGCTTTCCTGGAAGGAACGTATGATGTCCTGCTCGATGTGGACGCCGCTCGATGCCATGAAATCCCCCCACTTGGCGTCGAGTTCCGGCACGTCCATCAGGTCAGGCTATCAGCGGCGTAGGTTTTGATGACGGACAGGGTGGCGGCGACGGCGGCTATGAGCGCACCGCGTGCGGTCGACAGGTCGCTGATAAGGAATACTCCTAAAAATCCCTGGACGAAGGTCCAGGCTGCTCTCTCTAGCATGTTGCTCATTTTTTTCCTCTCGATTTCGGTTTCGCTTTGTCGTAGGCGATGGCGGCTGCCTGGTCCCGTGGGTACCCTTCGGTAATCAACTTGCCGATGTTGTGGCCGATCACGTCCTGACTGGAACCCTTTTTCAGGGGCATGTCAGTAACGGGGGCGTCGAGGCTTCTTGCCTGGCATCAGTCGAACAGCGCCTGTCGGGCGCCCTCTTTCGACTGGCCGGCGGGGAGTTGGAACGTCGACCCCTTCTTCGCCGTGGTGACTAGCACCTTGTCGGCGGTCACCGACTTCGGGGTTGTACCATCACGATGCATGGGGTCTACTTTCCGAAGGGGCGGCCACCGTGGGCGGCATTCCCCAACTTTGATTTGCGGAGGTACGCCGCGTCCTTCTTTGACTTCACGCTCATGGCGTGCATGTTGTCCTTCGATGTCGAGTCGTACGGCTGCTTGTTCTGCGAACCGAACGTCTTCTCGAATGTTCCGTAACCTTTGCCCTTCGGCATGTGGGTACCTCCTATTAGATGGGTGGGGTGTCCCCCTAGACGAAGAACAGCGCCGTCCAGGTAGACCGGTCGAGAACACCGTTCGGCTTCAAGAAACCCATAGCCTTCTCGAACTTCTGCACGGCAGCGGCTGTACGCCTACCATAGATGCCATCCACGGGACCAGGATCATACCCCCGGTGTCTCAGATGCCCCTGAGCGACCCGTACAGCCTCTCCACGGCTCCGCCGGCGCCTCGACAGGGGGGAGGCCGCCACACGGTCCCCCAAGGCCCTCAGATAGGCTGTAATCCCCGCCCAGTCAATGTTGGAAGGTGAACCCTGATCCACCTTCCCCCCATTCGTCAACCACTCATACAACCAATCACCAGGACACGTCGACGACGACACATCCCGATGCCCCCGCACCCACAACGAACCCCCATACCGGAACTGCACATCGTCAACGACCATCTGGATGGCCTTCAACGCCACCGTCGGCACCGGGTCATACCCCCACCCGGTATAACAGATCGACTCCGAACGGGCATTCCAACCCTTCGTAGCAGCACCACGCCAACCACCACCACGCCCCTCGAACACCCCACCAGCCGGATCCACCAACCAGTTGTAGGCAATCCCATCCCACTTACGGGTATCCATGTGATACGCCTCAAAGGCTCTCACCGCAGCAATCCCCGTCGGACCACCCTCCACACCACTGTGATGCAACACGACACCCTTCACACGGTGCGGACGCAACGCACGAAACGGTTTCGCCGGCTCACGCGCCCCCCACTCCAACCGGTTCACAACCAGCCCCCTCATCGAACCCTCATCTCAATGTCGATCAGGTCGCGTATCTTCTCATCAAACGCCCGATCATTCCGCAACATCTGATTACGCTTCTCATGCGGATCGTTGATCCGCACCTGCGTACCAAACACCGTCGACACCACAGTCGACACAACCCGCCGCGAATACCGCTCCTCGTTGGGCAGCATCCTGCGGAACCTCGCCAGGAACGGCATCCAACTATCCAACATGTAAAGATCCCGGTCCCGCATCTTATACTCCCCCTTCTTGTCCTTCTTCGCCTTCCCCGCCAACCCCAAAGCCTGCATCAGGAAAGGAAACTTAGCATACACATGCGGCACCTGCTGATACCTGCCGCTGAACGGCAGGTCAGCGAAGAACTGCTTCCCCGCCCAAATCTCCAAAGGCACCTTCACCGGAGGGGCAGCCGACTCAGCGAACACACGCGTAATCGAAGTCGGCTCCTTCAACAGGCGGTTCAAATCCCGGAACGGCAAATCAGGAAGCCAATACGACTGGTAGTCGTTGATCTTCCACGGCAACCGGACAGCCATGTTCTCCATGAAATAGTCCGGGACGATACCCTCCTCCTTCGACTGGAGTTCCAGGTTGCCCTTCACCTGCTGTAGCCGGCCCCACGCATACGGATGCTTCCCCAGGCTCTCGACCAGGACCGGAACGACATTCTTCTGCCACGTCCAGAACGGAATGATCCGTCGCATCTTCCGCTCCGTACCCGTCAGATCCGCATAGTTGAAATGCAACCGGTACACCTGAGCGGCAGCCTCCCCCACCGTACCCCCCTTCTGCAACACGTCGAACGCCAGGGCGCCACGCAACACCGTTTCCATCTGCTCGTTCGTCGACCGGATGAACCGGAACGGGGCGAACTCCGTCGACCCAGGGTTGAACACCACATCTATCGGGTTTCCCGTAATCGGGTTGCGCGACTCCTTGACAAGCCTCATGGCGACAGCCCTGTCAACTTCCGTGATGACCTGACCACCACCAACGATGCCACTGTCCAGGACACGCCTGATCGTACGCAACTCGTTGATGTCGACACGGGAACCGAACCCGACATGCACCCTGCTCTTGGTCGAGTTGCTCAACGCGTCGATCATCTTGTCGATACCCGCCACGGCATCACCCTTGCCAGCCCGTATCGCCTTGAAGTACGTTCCCGCAAACTTGTTCGTCGAACCCAACTCCATCAAACCAAACGCATAACTCAACCAACTACCGCCGAGCCCATTACGAAGAACGAAACCGGGTGTGGACACGGCCTGCGCCTTCCAGTAGTTCAGGAACTTGTCGTACCACTTCAAGAACATGCTGAAATCGCCGCCACTGGAAGTCGTCTTGAACAACCCGTTCAGCATCTCGAACAACGGAGCAGTCTGCTCACCCTGCAACGGCGCCTGCCACCCCGTCGACCACGCCTCATCCGCCGTGTTCGGACCCCACTGGGCGGCCGTCTGCTCCGTCAACACCTCATCGAACAGATCCCTGTTCCTCGTGACGTTGAACCTACGCAGATCCTCCTGGAACAGTTCCAGATCCGAACGCCCAACAAACCTGTCTGGACCCTCCTTCTGCTTCTGTCGCCGCGGATACGCCTGAGCCTTATCCGCCCCCTTTAGACCCCCCAGGGTGGATGCCTCAGCCTGGAGTTGACGTATCCGTCCCTGCATCAACGCAATGTCAGCCTCCGCCTCCAACCCCTGCATCATCGCCTTCTGGGCGTTGTCGTAATGCTCCGAAGCGTACGTCAGGTGGTTCAGACGCTCAGCGTGGGTCAACAGTTCACGCTCCGCCTCCGGCAACACCCACGGCCTCTCAGGCTGATCCACCGGCAGGCGCCACATCGGCTCATCCATCCACGCCAAACCCGTCACACCGGCAAACCCGGTCGTTTCCGTCTGACCCATCAACGTCGCTATCGCCTGCCGCATCCCCGGCTGGCGTGCAGCACTTTTCCACGCAGGACCAATCGCACCCAGGGCCACCTCACTGGCTGCCTGCTTCTGAGTCGGATGCTTCGGCAACTTCGTACCCTTGGCGGCGACACCCTTACCGGTCCAACGCCGCTGGAACACCCCCTGCGCCCACTTCTCAATCGCCCTCTCCGCCTCATAGTAGGTCGTGAACTTCGTTCCAGGCCCCAACGGCACCCGTGTCCCCCCCTTCACAGCCCCCGTCTTCGCCGGAGCTCCCTTCAACCCCGCCGGCGCGGCCACAATCCGCACCGTCTTACCCGTTGTCGCCCCGATGAACTCGATCTGGAAGTCACCGAAAGGCGTACGCACCATGACCTGCTCATAGCCCGGCCCG